ACAGGTTTTGAATTGTGCCAAGCACGAATATATTCAAATAAACGATCAGATCCAACTGTGGTTGATGATTCATTGTCATATGGACTTATGTAATAAATGTTTGCGTCTCTTGCCCAACCTTGAGTATTTCCAACAACTGTTCCAGCTACATGTTGTCCGTGATTATCAAAAGAATTATTTAAATCTGATCCTGATCTATAAGTATATGTTCCATTAGCACCTCCAGTAACAACACTTGTTAATGATAACCAATTGAATTGTTGAATTCTAGTTCCGCCAGTTCCATCATCATTCACTGCAAATTCGGGATGACCTACATCTAAATGTCCGTCAACTACTACTACATCAACATTTTTTCCAGAACTAGTTGTAGTTATGGTATCAGCTACGTCAACAGTGCCATCAGAACCCCAATTTGGAATTTGTTCTCCGTTTACGCAACGATATAGTCCCCAGTTTCTATTTGAACTTTCTGGCGTAACACTTTTATCCCAGTCTGATGATGTTTGAGACCAAGCTGGAACAATTGTAACTTTATCTAGAAAACTTTGTGATTCAACCCCAATAACTCTAGGATCGTTTTTTAATCGATTTACTTCATCCTCGCTCAGAATATAACCAGTATTTCTACTAATCGGTCTTCTGTCATAACAATCTACTTCTCTATCTGGAATACTTAGACTGCCCCCAGGAGTTTCCATATCATTATAAAATTCATTAATGTCAACTCCTTTCTTTACTGTGACAAGATATTTTTCCATTTTAGAAATTAATCCTCTAGTTTAACTACTGTAAGTGTTATACCAATTCCAGACGAAGATGAAGATTCATTATTTGTAACCCTTGCATAAATTGTACTACCAACTGATACATCATTATTCCACCCAATAACACCAGGGGACATTATAAAAGTGCTACCTCCAGTAGAAGTAGATCTAACTTCTGCAATAACACCAGATCCTGGTTCTGGATCTGTTAAGTAACTTCTCGTTTCATCGTTTGTTCTAGACGTTGCATCTGTATACAATACAACCCAAGCAGCACTAGTAATACCTACTTTTAACAAACTATAAGTCTTAAATCCATTGATATTTAAATTAACTGTAGATCCTGCACCAACCGATCCAGTAGTTGCTGTTATAGTGCTTCTAGATCCAACTGCTGGTTCATTTCGTGGAGTAACAAATATTGTTGCTCCCATTCCAGCATGATTTGTACACTGGTAATAAAGAGTGTTTGGTGCATTGAGTGGAACTTGAAATCTTATAGTTCCACTTGATGCTCCATTATTTGTTACCCCATCATTATAAGAAACTGCTCCATTTCCTACACGAATTTGGAAAGGATGAGAACCTCCAGAATTGTTTACGAATTCATATACTCTTCCTCTTGTAAGATACAGAACAGGATCATTAGTCGTTTGAGTAAATCCAATTCCAGTGAAAGTGTAGTTTGATGTTCCATCAGCACCTAAAATCCATCTACCATCTACTGCATTTGAAATATCACCATAGTAAGTAACAATACCTGAAGTTGCAGTGATTACACCTGATAAAGAAATTCCTCCATTTACAGTAAGTCTACTTGCACTTGTTGGATTTGTCGTTCCTATTCCAACCAAACCAGTAGAAGTTGTTGTAATTACTGTTCCTCCAGTTCCTACTTTAAATGTGCCAAGAGTATTTCCTGCGCCAATTAAAGTGCTTGCTGCCCCTACTTGCAAATCCCCAGCAACAAACGCATTATTATCTACATGGATATTGGTATATACTCTAACTAATCTGTTCCAATGATTTCCTCCAGAGTAAACTCTTAAAGCATCATATTGTTGATTTGGAGATCCAGGTTTAGTTGCTCTGAAAACAAAACTTGAGTCTGTGCTCGAATCATTAGTTCCAGAATCTATTTGGAAAGTAAATACATCAGTATTACTTTGGTCAATATAAGAATTACTTCCAAATCTTAAGGTGTTTGATAGAGAGTTTAAATTTGCAATAGTTAAATTACTTCTAAACGTTGCAATTCCTGTGAATAAAGAATTTCCAGAAACCGTTAATTTTGAAGTTGGTGTTACTGTTCCAATTGCAACATTTGATGTTGTGCTAATTCCAGAAGCACTAGTACCCCAATAATTAATACCACTTCCTCCTCCACCACCTCCAGATACTATTACTCCCCCTGCATAAAATGCAGTTGCACTGATAATTCCAGTGTTTCCATCAATAGAAACTCCAGAACCGACAAGTATTTTATTCTGGTTACCATTTATAATAATGGAAGAAGAACCTACAGTTAAAATGCCAGTAACTCTAGCATCGCCATTAACAAAAAGTGAAGTTCCTGATGATCCAACAGATCCAACTTCAAGAGTAAATCTTGGATTTGTTGTACCTATTCCAACATTTGAAGTTGTATTAATTCCAGAGGAAGTTTTTCTCCAAGTAGGTGTTAAGTCTGTTCCATCGCCAAGAAAATTGTACAATTCGGCAAAATTAGTGTTAATTTTGCCGCCAGCAATTCTTAAACTATCACCAGTACCATCATTTGCAGTTGACCCGGTGTTTATTGCTACTCTTGACATTGTGAGTTAAGTTTTCTTTTATTTATTTTAATTGGTATAATTTGAATATTTTAGTGGAGCAGTTCTATTAACAAACGTAGAAGTTGAAATTCCACCAATTCCATTTAATGTATATGCACTAAAAACTCCACTTGATAGTGAATTGGATAGCATAATTTTACCCCAACTAAAGTTTCCATAATAATTCGAGGTTGAAATTCCTACGAAAGATCCAGCTCCTCCAACTCCAACAGAACTAAAATCAAAAGATGTTGAGTCAAATGTAGTCAAAGTTGAACTAAAGTCTGTTGTATTAATACCTGTAGAGGTTCTTGCATAAACCCTCCTAACATGAGTAGTTCCAATTCCAATAATATTAACTGCCACATTTTGCACAGAATAAACCTGATAGACATTATCTAAGAATTGGGTACTAATACCAATAACTTCATTTGAAGTGCTAAATGATTTGAAATTATTCAATATTGAATTAACATTAGAATTGTAAACAATGAAAAAGTCTCCGGTAGAAATGCCACTAATTGTAACGGCAGATCCAACAATATTTGTATCTCTTAAGAAAGAATCTGTTGGTATAAAAAGATCAAAGATAGTTTCAAGTGCAGTTGTTCCAACTCCAACAATAATACCGGAATCTCCAGAATAATTGGTTATGTTTACAGTTTCTGTTATTAAAGTTGGTGGCTCAATTAAGACTACTGGTGGATTTGTTGATGTATATCCTGTTCCTGGTCCAGTTACTGTAATCGAGTTAACAACTCCAGAAGAAATTGTAGATGTTGCCGTTGCTCTATAAGAAACAGCAAATCCTATAGGATTTTCTACAATAACTGTTGGAGCAGAAGTATATCCATATCCACCATCATTAATAATAATAGATGAAATAGTTCCAGCAGAAGAAACAACTGCTGTGGCAGAAGCTGAGACTACTGAATCTTGTGATGTGAAAGTAACTTTGTTTTGGAAGCTCAATATAGGACTTTCATTCTGAGCATTGAAGAATGGTTTGATATTATCAACATAAACAGTTGTTGATCCAACTCCAACCGAATTAATAAGATATGAAGATGGATTAATTAGGGGTTCATATTGAACTCTATTTTTTCCAACTATTCTACCGTTAATAATTTTATCTGAAGTTTGCTTGCACCATTTAACAGGTCTCAATAAAGTCTCATCTGTTGTAATTCCTGGACCAACATATGGATTGGTTTGAACAGAATCAGTTGTATTAATTCCAATAACAACTCTACTTTCTTGCTGTAAACCTATACCTTGACCAAATCCAGGTTCGTTGTTGAGTGTTAATTCATCTCCAACTTTTACTGTTTCTAACACATCACGGAAAACAACATCAATGTCACCACTTCCTTTATAGAATAAAACCTTGACTGTATCACCTTCTTTAGGTGCTTCACTAAACTCGACAACACTTCCACCGTCAAATGAGTATGCTTCCCCTGGTTTTTGGAGTATATCATTTAAGAATATTAAAAGAGTTGCTTTAACATCAATATTAGAACCCTTTGCGGCTCTAATAGTTACTAGATTTCCTCCAAACATTAATGGGAATATTTTTGTGGATCCATCGAACAAATTCTCAAAACTATCGAGAACTTGAAGTTCTCCTACAACCCATCCTGCAAAATTATCATTGTATGTCTCATCTATTGTGATTTTAAATTCCGAATATGGTTTTGAGACATTAGTAGGAATTCCTGTGTTTCCACCAACAGAAACTGTGAGAATTTCTCCTTGACCATAACCATATCCAGTATTTTTAAATGTGAAATCAATAACACTAGAACCTTGTCCAACAACTATGTCAACTTTTGCTTCTGCACCAGATCCTTGTGATGATGATGAACTGTATATTAGAGGAATATCTGAATATGAAAGTGGATCGTCAAAAACAACAATTGGTGGATTAGTTGTTGTATAACCAAATCCAGGATTTGTGATAGCAACACCGATTACATGTCCGTTGCTCACGGAAGCAGTTCCAATAAATGTTATACTTGGTGTCCCAACGCTTTCTGTCTGAACCCCAACATTAACTATCGTTTGAACACCAATTCTATATCCAGATCCACTGTTTCCAATACTAATAGAAGTAATAGTTCCTGCAGTTGATACTATTGCGGTTCCTCCTGCAGAAATTAGTGGTTGAAAACCAAAACCTGCTGTAGAACCAACGGAAACTATAACTCCACCAACAGGAACATTTGAGTTATTGACATCATATCCAACAGATGAAGCAGTTCCGGTAAATCTTATACTTGATATTCCAGAATTTTCTATTAAAGTGTAATCTTCCACATCTGCTTGCTCACCTTGTGGACCTTGGAAAATTCCATTAATCAATACTATGGCATTGTTTGTTGAAAATCCTGTTATATTTTGATTATTGGATTTCAATGTAAAAGTATTTTTATATCCATTGAAAGAATTTGATATATTATCAAAAATATAGTTTGTAGAATATGTTTCTTGTGAAGTGTTAGTTATTCCACTTCTTAAGAAAGTTCTTCCTTGGAAAGTAGAATGTGTCGTAATTCCAGTCCAATCTCTATCATCTGGTGGATTATCGATAGAACCTAATGGGGTTGGTCCGTAAGGAGCTTCTACAAAATGAATGGTATTGTCAATAATATTATAATTTCCTTCTACCATTCTTACAAGATCTCCTGCAGAATGAGTTGAAAGACCAGTTCCCATCCAAGGTCTATCTACTAAAATCACATTTGTGCTTCCAAGACCAACCGTGCTAATTTTCATTATTTCACTATTGATCTGGATCAAGTTTCCACCAAAGAATGATGTTATTCCTACAAATTTAATCCTATTATCAAAAATTGAAACATTTTCTGCTAATGTCGTAGTGATTGAAGTTCCAACAACCGGCGACTGGAAATAATTATCAATCGCAATAATATTTTTTGCATTTTGATTTGATGCAGTGAATGAATGTGACGTTCCAATTCCAACAGAAGTTATGTCAAGAGTTATTGGAACAGATTTCAACGCATCTTCAGCAGTTGCAGATAATTTTACTTTACTCTCATTTAACTTAACAATGTAAACAGTTGGAGGTAACTTATCAGTAGTTCCAATTCCTGCGATAACAGTTTGTGCTATTCCAATCGCCTGAGTAGTTCCTGCTCCAGCATAAGAATAAGTTACTTTTTCTCCACTTACAAAATAATGATCAGGAATAGTTATGGTGTCCGCATTTATATCTACAATATCACTGTTATTTCCATTAAAATATCTGAGGAATATTGGATTTTGATTGTGTGTTAAATCAAAACTTCTTCTTATAGATCTTTCAGTTCCTTCATATATTCCAAATCCACTTGTTATTTCTGCATTGTTTAGATCTATAGAATTTTTAGAAATGTTTTCTTTTTCTAAACTCAGCGCATTTTGGAATATTCTAACTTCAGCATTTATATTTGGAATTGGAGTAAATGTAATTTGAGTTCCACTTGTTGTAACTCCCGCTCCAATTGTTCCAAGTGAGCTATGTGTTTGTAAAATTCCATATTCTGTTATTGATGCTTGAGTTCCATCATCAATTACAACAACTTCAGACATTTGATATCTTTGATTTGTTGTATCTTCAATACTAACAATATAATAAGAACAAGAATGATTATTTGGATATTCAGTTATGACAATTTCTGATGGAGTTGGAGATGAAGCAATAGTTGCAATTCCAGAACTAATATATGCTACATTCAATTCTTCAGTTCCAATTCCGACTGATCCAGACGTTGAACTTGCAATAGAAATAATTAAACTATTAATATTGACATTTACTGAAAGGGGTGAGTTTGGTTTAAAATCGATCTTTAAAGTAGATCCATCAAAATATGGAATGTAAGTTCCAAGACCTGATGAGGAACCAGATACTAAAGTATCAGAGGTTAGCTGACCATACTCTAATAGATCTATATTTGTTCCATCATGGATGATATTTAATTCATCAAATTCATAATAAGAACCATCTGTTCCTCCAATCTCAACCAGAACTTTTGATGATCTGTAAGTATCTGCAATAGATACGATCGTAGTAGCGGAACTAGTTCCTGATGAAAGTGATGCTTGATTTGTCTGAATGTTTACGACATCTCCAAGAGAACTCTGTCCAATTCCAGTCACTGTGCTTTTCAAATCATGAGAAACACAAGAAATATCATAGTTGTTCACTGAATATTTGATTGGATAAAAATTGAGTTGTCCTTGATCTCCAGAGATACTGAAATCAAACGAACCTAAATCTAAATAAGTTTCAACTCTTCCATATTGATTTAAATAACCATATTGACCATCGTGCAATAAAGACACTATTAATATTTGTCTTTCTAAAGTAAATCTTTTATCACGAACAAAAGTGAAGTATTTCTTAGTTCTAGCTGAACTCAATTCAAATTCATTTATAGTGCTAAAACGAGTAGATCTTGGATTACTATTAAATTGATCACTTATATCATCAATAATAAGAACTCTATTACCAACAGATTCAAAATAATCTGTTAAAATTCTATTTTCAAAAAGAATTTCATTAGAAATAAGTCCAGATCTTAGATTAAATGCTTTTTCTGATGCAATATCAAAAGTATATACGCAGTTTAAATCAGCATCTCCAATTATATCAACAACTATATCAGTGACAATCTCTTGAGGAATAATTTTGCCAGATTCAACTCTATCATCACGAGATTCTACAATTAAATCTGAGAATTTCAAAAATCCTGTGGTGTGATTGAGTGAACTTACAGAATCATTCCAAGTATCATATGGAATTTTGGATTTTAATGAGTATGAAAAATACTGATAGTAATTATTATCTGCAATTCTCTGAACATTATTATTTAAAATTCCGGTGTCATAAATCCAACCTTTGTTCACATCAGAATATGGACCTAGATTTGCATAAGAATTGAAATCTATTTTTCTTCCTATCACACCTTTTGTATTTGATGATTCTCCTGTTAATATTTCTCCTACTTTAAAATCTTTATCGGTAGAAACTTTCAAATATTCAATTTTATTGTTCCAACTTTCTACTACACCATTTCCAGATTCTGAAAACACGGTTTCTCCGATAAAAAAGTCATTCTTTTTGAGTTTTATTTCAAATGATGGAAAATCTTTTTCTGCTACAACTCTTCCTAAGGAAGAAGTTGGATCAAAAACACCAGGAAACTCATTTGGCAATAGAAAATCTGACATATTATAAGTAATAGATCCAAGATTTCCACCAAGAGATGGATTTATTGCACTAATTGTGAATAATCTATACTCATATTCTGAAGAATTAAATCCTCTTGCCGTAGAACCAACGCCAACACTAGTATTTTCAACTAAGATCTTATCACCAACAGAGAAAGGAAAAATATCACTAAATCCAGTGTTAAACCCTACTGTTACATTTTTAGTTGTCGAATTATAAGAAATAGTGTTAATTCCCACTCCATTGGAATTGTTTGTAGGTATAATCGTAGGAGTTGTGTCATATATTCCGTATGTATTTTTAATAATTCTAACTCTTGGTTCGCCCAAAATATAACGAATATCTACATCAGATATTACTTTTTTAGTATAACCATCAATAACAACAAGTCCTGGAGAAGTCAGATAATTTTTTCCAGAAGAAGAAATTCCAATACTTTCAAAAGAA